CAATTACAATTTGCCCTGAAAGACCTGAAGCTTATTATTTTCTCTCAAAATTTTATGAAGAATTTGAAAAGGATAAAGATGGATCTTGGACTGATGCTTATTTAACTGCTTGTATTGGTGTTAGTAACTCAAAAGATAAGCATTACACTGAACTTCCTGTTGAAGTTGGATATCCAGGATATAATGGACTTGTTTATCAAAAAGCAGTAAATGGATGGTCTTGTGGAGTTTGTGAGGATGCTAGAAAAATTCTTAAAGAACTTGTATTAGATCAAAATGTAAGTGAAAGTTTAAGGGAAAAATGTTACGAGGAGTTAGTTAAAATTGACAAAAGTAATTCTTTCGTAAGTTATAAAAAAGAAGATCATTCAAAATTAAGATATAATTTTCTGGGATCTGAATACATCGAAAATAATTATTCAGAAGCATTTCAGGATATTTTTGTTCTGATGATGCTTAATGGCAAAAAGAATGGAACTTATCTTGAGATGGGATCTGGTGTTCCTTATTATGGAAATAATACGGCACTTCTAGAAGAACTTGGATGGAATGGAGTTGGACTTGATTTACATCAACCTTATGTTGATCAATATAATTCTGAAAGAAAAAATACCTCATTCCTTAAAGATGCAATTACTCTCAATTATAAAGATTTTTTAAGTGAAAATGGATTTAAAAATCAAATTGATTATTTGCAGTTAGATTGTGATCCTGCAAGTAATACTTTTGAAGTATTAAAGAGTATTCCTTTTGATGAGTATAAGTTTTCTGTTATTACATATGAGCACGATTACTATATTGATGATTCTAAATCTTACAAGTATGAATCAAGAAAGTACTTAGAATCAAAGGGATATGAACTTGTATTATCAAATGTTGCAGTCAATGGTTGGAAAGATTATGAAGACTGGTGGGTTCATCCAGATCTTGTAAATCGTAAAATTATTGATTATATTAAAGATACTTCAGATAAAGTTAAAATTCCTGAAGAATATCTTTTAACTCATAAAGTAAAAAATATATCAAATACTCACTCTATTTCTACTAATGTTAAAAAAACTTGTTGGGTTGTAGATAATTTTTATGAAAATCCTGATAAAGTAAGAGAATTCGCATTAAATCAATACTATATTGAAGGTGGTTTTGGTAGAGGGTTTATTGGTAGAAGAACAGAGAATCAATTTTTATTCCCAGGTCTTAAAGAAAAATTTGAAGAAATTATTGGGATGAAAATTACTGAATGGGAAAGTCATGGGATGAATGGTAGATTTCAAAATTGCCACTCTGGAGAACCTTTGGTTTATCATTGCGACAGTCAAAAATGGGGAGGTATGCTATACTTAACTCCAGGTGCCCCATATCAATGTGGAACTACCTTATACGCTCATAAGCAAACAAGAGCAAGGTCTTATCACGATAGTGGTTGGGATGCTGCTTGGGCAAATGTTCCCGGAGATCCTCATTTAGATGGTACGCCATTTGAACCAGTTGATGTTCTTGGAAACGTTTATAATAGGTTAGTTATTTTTGATGCAAGTTGTATTCATTCTGCTTCTGAATATTTTGGAACAGTAATTCAAAATTCTAGATTATGGCAAATGTTTTTCTTTGATACGTAAAATCTATGGAAAAAATACCAGTAATTGGAACTGCTGTTGTGAATAGTTCATACTGGGTATCAAGACTTATTATGAGTATTGATTACCCAGTAGAAAATTTTGTTATTATTAATAATAATGGTAGAGGAGAAATTGACTCTGAACTAGATGATTTGAAAAAATTGAATAAAAAATATATCGATAACATTAAAGTATGTCATATGCCCGCAAATATTGGATGTTCTGGTGCTTGGAATTTAATAATTAAATGTTATATGAACTCTCCTTACTGGATTATTGTCAATGATGATGTTTCTTTTGGACCAAATTTACTAAAAGAGTTTTATGACAGTGCAACAAAAAATCCTGATGTTGGTATGATACATGCAAAAGGTGGCGATTTTAATTTGGGTAGATGGGACTTATTTTTAATTAGAGATATTATTGTAAGTGAATTTGGATTGTTTGATGAAAATTTATATCCAGCTTATTGTGAAGATGCTGATTATATAATGAGATTTATGCATAGACCAATAAATAAAATCACATCTTTAGAATCTTTTTATTATCATGGACACTCCTTAGATTATTATTCTGAAGATGGTGGAGGGCAAACTAAAAAATCTGATCCGGAACTATCAATAAAGCTGGATAAGATTGATAAAGTTAATTATAAGTATATGAATGAGAAATGGGGAGAAGGATGGAGGTCTTGTTCTCCACAAAAATATCCATTTAATAAAAAAGATATACCTATAAGCTATACTTCATACGATTTAAATTTTGTAAGATCTAAACATTTAGGATTTTAAATATGAATTTTACAGTCTATTCAAAAACAGGATGTCCATATTGTACAAAAGTTATTCAAGTTCTGGATTATCTTAGCGTATCTAAAGGGTATTCTATTAAAGAGTACACTTTAGAAACTGACTTTACAAAAGAACAGTTTTATAGTGAATTTGGTGAGGGATCTACTTTTCCTCAGATAATGTGTGAGAGTAAGAAACTTGGAGGATGTTCTGATACAATTAAATATCTAAGAGAAAATAATATAATTTAATGGATGACCTAAATAATTCTAACGACCTTGGTATCAACCGAGGTTTTGAGTTAATATTAAGGAGAAAAAAACCTGATAAAAAAACTTTTTCACTTAGTTTTGACAAGATGGTTGGTCTCTTTAAAAGAGAGTTATCCATCTCCTTTAGTTTTTCCTTTGACTTAAGGAAACAAAAGTAGCAACAGGAGAATTAAAATGTTGGCAATTACTCTTGTATTCAGCGCATTGTTCGCAATTATGTCATTAGTAGTTGGAACATTACTTGGTTGGGTTTATCGAGAATATACTTGGTCACAACAACCCCAAAATTTACACCCAGAATTTTTTGATGTAAATGGTAACATTATACCAGATGAAATCATATCTGTAAGATTTGATCAATCAATGCTGGAGGAAGAAGAAGAACCTGAAGATTAAATGGAGATTATTAAAATGAAACTACCCCCTAATCAATTGATATCTGAGATTATTCAAAGAGTATCAAACGCAAAAACTAGAGACGAAAAAATTGAAATTCTTCGTCATTATGACTGCCCTGCACTAAGGGCAGTCTTGATTTGGAACTTTGCCAATAATGTAAAGTCAGTTATTCCTGAAGGAGAAGTTCCATATACGCCTAACGATGCTCCGGAAGATACAGAGCACACAAGACTTTCTCAAGAGTGGAAAAGATTTAATTACTTTGTAGAAGGAGTATCAGATCTTCCAAAAGTTAAAAGGGAAAATATGTTTATTCAACTTTTAGAAGGTCTTCATAAGTCTGAGGCAGAAATTGTTTGTTTGATTAAAGATAAGCAATTAAATCAAAGATATAAAATTACAAAACCAGTTGTAAAAGAAGCTTTTCCAGATATTATTTGGGAATAATTTGACATAGAATATACTTAGCACTATACTTATAGAGTTGAGAATAAACTTATGAACAGAGATAAACTTAAACTCATTGTAAAAAATCTTGAATTACTTGTTGATTCATTGAAGTCTGAAATAAATTCTGATGCTGAATCATATAGTTATAAAAAAATAGATTCTCGAATTGGAGAGTTAGATGACTATGATGAAATTTTTGAAGATGATGAGTAATGAGGTATAAGGACACTATTCGACTAATAAAAAAAGCTTTAAAAAATCCTAATTTATATTCCGAAAGTGAATTATTGTATATGGAAAAGGCACTAGATAGTGCAATTATTGGTCGTGCTAGAAAAAAAATGAACAAAAAGAAAAAAGGATTTGGGTACAACAATGAATCAAAAGGTTAATTTTGTCAGTGTTACTCCGGATGCAGAGAAGCATATTGCTTATTGTGCTAGAGTGAGTAATCCTAAAAATCAAGATAATGAAAATTTCCAAAATTTAATTAGGTATTGTATTAAAAATCAACATTGGAGCATCTTTGAGCACGCTTTTATGACTCTGGAGATCAATACATCTCTAGCTATTGCAACTCAAATTTTGAGGCACCGTTCATTTACATATCAACAGTTCTCTCAAAGGTATGCTGATAGTAGTGAACTTCAACTAAATCTTCAAGTTCCAGATCTTCGTCGTCAAGATAGTAAAAATCGTCAAAACAGTATTGATGATGTTGATCCATTTTTGAGACAATCATTTGAAGTGAAAATTCAAAGTCATTTCTCTGAGTCAATGAAAATTTATAAGGAAATGCTTGAAGCAGGAATTGCAAAAGAATGTGCTAGATTTGTTCTTCCTCAAGCGACTAACACTCGTCTTTATATGACGGGAAGTGTAAGGTCTTGGATTCATTATATAGAACTGAGAAGTGCTCATGGAACACAAAAAGAGCATATGGATGTTGCAAACAAGTGCAAAGAAATTTTTACAGATAATTTCCCAACAATTTCATATGCCCTAGAATGGTCTAAATAATTTTGTGAGTTGATTTTCAAATGCCTACATATCCTGTTGTAAACAAATTAACTGGAGAAAAAAAAGATCTTCAGATGTCAGTGGAAAAATATACTGAATGGAGAAATGAAAATCCCGATTGGGACAAAGATTGGAGTCAGGGCTGTGCCGGAATTGGAGAAGTCGGAGAATGGAAAAATAAATTAGTTAGTAAATACCCTGGTTGGAACGACGTTCTACATAAAGCATCACAAGCACCCGGTTCAAGAGTAAGTAAAATCTAATGGCAAGAAAAAGAAGAAATCAGGATCAACCAATTGGAGTTGGAATGACCGCAAAACAAATGAAAAGAAAAAAACCTCTTAATTCAGATAGACTGGTAGATGTTAAACCAGTAACAGAAAATCAAAAAAAACTTTTCGATCTCTATAATGAACAAAAGCACTTGTTTGTTTATGGGTGTGCTGGAACAGGTAAAACTTTTTGCTCATTATATCTTGCACTTAAAGATGTATTGAACGAAATTACACCATATGATAGAGTTGTTATTGTAAGATCTCTTGTTGCTACTAGAGAAATTGGATTTCTTCCTGGAGATCACGAGGATAAGTCAAGTCTTTATCAGATTCCTTATAAGAATATGGTAAAGTATATGTTTGAGATGACAAGTGATGCTGAGTTTGAAATGCTTTATGGAAACTTGAAGCAGCAAGAAAGTATTAAGTTTTGGAGTACTTCTTTTATTCGAGGAACAACTCTTGATAATTGTATTATTATTGTTGATGAAACTCAAAACTTGAACTTTCACGAATTAGATAGTATTATTACCCGTGTTGGGGAAGACAGTAAAATTATTTTCTGTGGTGATGCAACTCAATCAGATTTAACAAGAAATAATGAAAGAGATGGTATTATCAATTTTATGAAAATTATTGAAAGAATGCCAGAGTTCGAAACAATTCAGTTCACTACTGATGATATTGTTCGTTCTGGATTAGTTAAGTCCTATCTAGTAAATAAAATTGCTGCTGGTTTTTAATGTTTAATCATATTGATTTGAAACTCCCTAAACTTGAAAGGGAAACAATTGATGGTGTAAGATATTATAAAGTTTCTGATGGAGATCAACTTAAAAAATTGGTCTCCATTACTTCTGTAACGAGTCATATTAATCGCCAAATTTTTATTGATTGGAGAAATAAAATTGGTGAGCAAGAAGCAAATAAGATTACGAAAGCTGCAACTAGTAGAGGGACAGATCTTCATACGTTAGTTGAAAATTATTTGCAAAACATTTTAGATTTTCCTAAAGTTCAACCAATATCAACTCATCTTTTTAGAATTGCAAAGTCTAATCTTGATAATATTGATAACATTTACGCTTTAGAGAAATCAATGTACAGTTTTGAATTAGGAATTGCAGGAACTGTAGATTGTATTGCAGAGTATAATGGTGAACTAGCAATCATTGACTTTAAAACTTCAAAGAAACCAAAACCCAGAGAATGGATTGATCATTACTTCGTACAGTGCGCTGCTTATGCTTGCATGTTATACGAACTTACTGGTATAATAGTAAAGAAGTTTGTCATCATTATGACTTGTGAGAATGGAGAGTGTGAAATTTATGAAGAGTATGACAAAAAAAGATACATTAAACTATTGTATCAATATATACAAGAATTCGTTGAGTACAAATTGAAAGAATATGGAAACTAATTTAGAAAAGGTTTTAGAAAATAAGTTTCTAAGTGCCTCAAAATTTTCTCAAATTATTGAGCAATTGGTAAAAAATAATTCAGAAATGAATTATATTGATGCAATTGTTTTTTATGGTGAAGAAAATAATATTGAACTTGAATCAATATCAAATCTTGTC